ATATCTTTTTATTTGTTCTATTGTATTTTCTTCGTTGAATTTATAATCAACCATTATTTAAACTCCTTTGGTAAAGTTTCTTCTGTGTACCATTTAAAATTATTTGACTCTGCCCATTCAGCATGTGTCCTTTTAGTTCCGTCTTTTCTTTTCTTAGCCTGTGGCACTGGAGCATAAGGTTTCTGGAAAAGAAATACAAGCTCCATTGTATCAGGTAATGACTCTCTAATCCAGATATATTTACTATATTCTGCATGATCCCAGAACCTACCTTTAGCTTCTATAATTATTTTATCTTTAACAAAGTCTGGTTCATACTTTCTTTTTATAATATATTCTATGTAATCAGAATGATGATCCCATTCTTTTAGAATACCTGTGTGTAGTTGATGTTCCCACTTACTATCGTATCCTTTAGGAACTCCTTTCTCTCTTGGTCGTATCTTTCTAGGTTTTCTCATACAGTAACTTCTTCTGCTCTTGGTTCTCTAACTACTTTTGTTAAGTATGTTAGACCTCTAGAATATTTAAAAGTTCTAAGACCTTGTCCATCGTTAGAATTTTTATGACACTCAAACTTAAATGGACAATAGAAGCAATCTCTTGGTAAAGCCATGTTACCTGAACTGCCGTTAGGAATTGGATCGTGACATCTGGGAGGTGGCTTTTTCTTTTTAAGAGTTTTCTTTAAATGTTTTATTCTTTCTTTGCCATCAACCTTATCAAATTCATCAGGTCTATAAAGACATAGCTCACCTGTGACTTTATCTATAACTAAGAAGCCACCATTGTTGGTCTTCTCTGCTGCTTCATATCCTGCAATCTGTCCTAAGTAACCGAAAGGATCGTTGCTTGCTAAAGTTCCTTCTTTAAATTTCTTAAAAGAGAATGGAGAAGCTGACTTAACATCTATAACTTCTCCGTTTATCTTACAATCCATGTGTCCTTTAACACCTTCTACTACTACTTCTTTTTGTTGGTCTGTAACTTCATAACCTGCTAGTTTAACTAACATGAGGACTAACTCCTCAAGTAAATGACCATATAAAAATTTTATAAAGGTATTAGGAGAATGTCCGTGTACAGAATCTAACTTGTGGTTTGCTTCATACCAAAGTTTTCTATCTGGTATTCCTATATTAGACATTCTAAGAGAAGAAGCTTTAGGATCTTTTTTGTGAGGTTTAGACCACTCAAGTAAAGCTGTACTCATAGCTTTACCAAATTCATCAGCTTGCTTTTTAGTTATTCCTAAACTCTTTTCATTGTTTAGATTATCTAATTTATTATATATGTTATTTACTAAGTTGTCTAGTGTTTTTTATTCTTCTTCATCTTTATGCTCCGCAAACCTTAACTTCCTAGTATCAGGGTTGAACAGTAAGAACTGAACACCTAACTCTATTTGTTTTTTAGTTCTTCCAGTTTTGAATTGTATCCTATTTCCTGTGTTTGCTCTATGGTCTGGCTGTGCTGTCTTAACATCAATCAAAGTAATCTCACCTTTCTTATCCATAGCAATCATATCTATAGGACCTGTACAACCTGAGTTTTGAAATACCTCATACCCATTATCCCATAGCCAAGTGACAGCATAGTATTCTGCAAAGTCTCCTTTTCTATTCGTATTCATTCTAATGCGTTTCACTCCAATTTCTCCCATACTTGTATTCACCATCCAAAGGACAACGAAGATTAAAAAAGTTTCCTGCTTCTACAATAGCTTCTACACCTAAACGACCTACTTGATCTGCAATATCTTGAGGAACTTCCATCTGCCATTCATCATGTATGTTAGCTACGAACTTGTACTCAAGATTTTTTTCTTGTAAGTATTCGTCAAGTAAAACAAGAGCTTTCTTCATAACTATAGCTCCTGCACTTTGTAATAAAGTATTTAAAGAAGCGTGTTCTTTTCTTATCCAAAGAACTCTTTTATCTAATCCTTTTAGATATCCTCTAACTTTAGCTGTTGACTTAACTTTGTCATTTAATTTTTTAAATGCAGGTTTGTTTTCAAAGAATAACTCTCTTGCTTTTTTACCTGCTTTAGCACTAGCGTTCATTACATTGCCAAGCCTAGCATCACCTGCTCCATACATCAAAGCGTAGATAAAAGTCTTAGCAATATCTCTAGTCTTTAGACCTGCTAAGTTTTGATTAGCAGTATGTACATCACCATTTAATATTTCATTAGTAAACTCCTCATCATTCATGTAGTGTGCTAACATTCTTAACTCTAATCCAGAAGCATCTATACCTAGTAAAACATTACCTTTATCTACTGTCCAACAAGCACGACATTCCTTACCATAAGGTTGTCTTACGCTCGGAATTTGCGCTGTGTTTGGACTTCGGTGAGTCATACGACCTGTGATAGCTCCATTAGATATTACAGCACCATGTATTCTGTTGCCTTCAACAGCGTCTATCCAAGAAGATATTTGAGCTATGCGTTTTTGAAGTAACAAAAACTCTGCTATCAACTGTGCTTCTGGTATATGCTTTATCTTTTTTAGAGTTCCTTCATCTACAATAGGTTGACCAGTAGGTGTAAAGCGTTTAGGTTTCCAACCAAAATCTGTTAAGTATTCTCCAATTTGTTTACGACTGCCGAGATTAAAGTCAACTAACTTCTTACGCATGAAAGGCTCGGTGTTACCAAACCACAAACAGTTATCGTATTCTTCATCAGTCAACCCACGTTTAGATAACTCACCATCTTTTTTTACATAAGGTTTTACTAACTTATCATCTACCCACTTAGGTTTAAATGTAACTCTAACTTCTTCTTTAACTTTATCCATTCTGTGTTGTAAATCTGCAAGTAAAGTCATAGCAGCTTTATCGTCAAAAGCAAAACCATTGTCACGTTGCTTTTGAATAATCTCTGCAACTTTGTGTTCTAACTCTATGGATTCCTTACCAAAAATCTCAGTATCTTTTTGTAATCTTTCATAAACTAACTCATTTAATAATACATCTTGACTACAATATTTTAACATTTCAGGTGTGTATTCTTCAAAAGAATCAGGTGATTCTAATTTATGATATCCTGTTTTAAATCCCCAATTTTTCAAACTGTGACCATTTTCTTGAGCAGGATTAGCAAGTCTAGATACAACTAAAGTATCGTAAACTTTGTTAGTCAGTTCAATTCCAGTTAGTTTTTTAATTACAGGAATATCATAGCCTGTTATGTTATGTCCTACAAGAGTGTCTGCACTTTGTAAATACTCTATGCCCTCTTTTATTTTATTAGGAGGAAACTTTTTTATTTCTCCTGTAGTAGATTTAGCAACTATGCACCATAGCTTAGTCGGCTTCAATCCGTCTGTTTCAATATCAAATACTATTTCAGAACTCATATTCTGTAACCTCGTTGTCGAATGTTTCTTGTTCGGTATCTTCAAAAAGTCTACCAGTTTCAGAATCATAAACTAACTTACAAGCTAGTCCAGTATCTCCTGTGTATCTAGACTTCAATACTCTAACCTTAGTTGTGTTGGCTTCTTTTTTATTAGCAGCCTGTTGATTTCTTTCTAATGCTATCACACAATCAGACAACTGCGCAATACCTTGTGAGCCTTTTAAGTAAGATAAAGAAACTTCTACACCTTTCTCATGTCCTTTATCTCCTGTTGCTCTTCTCAAGTGTGAAACAAGAATCATACCTACTCCTGTTTCTTCTACCAAAGATCGTAAACGATTCATCAAACTATCAATACCTCGTCTTTCATCTCCTTCTGTCATTACATTTACTAGCATGTGTAAGTGATCTACTACAACCCATTGACACTCACAACCAACTATGATGTATCGTAGCTTAGAAAAGATCTCATCTATGTCTGTTGCACCTAAATGAGCATGGACAAAGACTCTACCTTTCTGAATAACTTTATCAAATAAATTAGATAGATCTTCATCTGAATACTTATTACGCTTTTCGTTAAGATATATCCTATCATTAGCTTCAATAGATAAGAGTCCGTCAGCAGTTCTAGTCCAGTTTTCTTCAAGAGCAACGATACCTACATTGTCTTCGGTATTCTTAATAAGCCAATGCTCTAACTCTCTAGTCACACTAGACTTACCAAGACCTGTACCACCTGTAAGTGTTACAAGCTCTCCTTTG